TGATCACGGACTCCGGCTCCCAGTACTTATACTGATCCATTGCAACTACTTTAAGTTCTGGAAAATCATATTTACCTTTAAGGGCATCTAATAATATTAATGCAGGTTTACCATCCTCCTTTGGAAAAAATACACCCCATGTTGTTATAGCAGAATAATCGGCAGTTTCTTTTGCACTAAACGCAGTATCATAAGATTGTATTATATGATGTAGTTTTGGAATTTTTTCTTTCTTCCAAGGGACCCACCATTCTCTTTTAAGAATTGCACCTTCCTCTGATGTAGGATTCTGCATATATTGTGCAGACCAATTTCGAATAGGAACTGAAGCTTTAACTTTTTCTAATTCTTCTAATTCCCAATACTCAGGCCAAACAGGTTTCCCTGAATCTAATATTGCAGGAAAAGAAATTACTTCCCAATTGTCAGCCTTAGGTTCTTTTTGAGCCTTGATTAAACGACCTGTCAAATCATCTTCTGCCCATCTAGTCATTACAACTACAATTGAGCCTCCAGGTTGTAAACGTTGTCTAGGTCCTGACACATACCAATCATACGCTCTTTCCATAGCAGACTCTGACATAGAATCTTGCTCCGTATGTGGATCGTCAATAATAAGCAAATCAGCCCCTCGACCTGTGATAGATCCGCCAACACCCGCTGCAAAGTACTCACCGCCATGGTTAGTCTCCCACCTGCCTTTTGCTTTTGAGTCTTCCCTTAGTTTAACATCCCCAAAGATCTGTTTATACTCTCTTTGTTCCATAAGGTTCCTTACTTTAGAACCAAACCTTGATGATAATTCTGCATTGTGAGAAACTTGCATAATTTTTAAATTTGGATACTTCCCTATCATCCAAGCAGGAAACAAATAGGATGCAAATTCAGATTTAGTATGTCTAGGTGGCATATTGATTATGAGCCTCCCTTTTTTCTTATTAGAAATTCTTGTGAACTCAGCTGCTATATGTTGGTGGTGGCCCCACTTTTTAGGATCCGCATCTAGCCTACAAATAAAATCAGGCCAAACTTCCTTCACAAAATATATAAAATTATCTTGACACAATTTAATGTGTTCAATCCATTTTTTTTCTACAGTTATTCTTAACTGGTCATTAGTTAGTAATTCTTTATTCATTTGGGTCCCTTTTTAATATATACCCATAATATAAATAACGCCAGTGTTTCTATTTGAGTGAGTTTAAAGCACGAATCTCGGTATAATCACGACAAGCTAACGTGGGAACAACATCTTGTGGTTAAGTTTGAGTTTCGTACTAGATTTGGTACCTCTATCAAGCTAGGTGTCAGGGTACTGATGCGTCTGAAGGGTGAGTACCTGTAAGCCCGAAGGCTTACAGGTCGTAGCGACTACTGATTGAAGTCGTTATTGTTTTGTAGTAATTCAAGGATAGGCTTTAGATTATTAACAAGCTTAGCCTTTAACTCATTAATGATAGGGTCGTTAGGGTACTGTATGATTATCTCCTCAACAGCGCTCTCTAATTGCTTATACATGAATTGATAGTTAAGCCCACTATCAAGCGAGTTAGTACTCGCTTGTTCAACCTCGCTTGTGTTCTTTTTACTTTCAATGATGTTGTTAACCATTTTTACTAGATTAGACATATTAGTTTAACTCCTTTGATTGAACTTTGATTTTGATTTCTCTCGTATCCATTTCAACTAGAAACTCCTCATATACCTTTGGATATTTCTCCTTGAACTTTGATACATCAAAACGCTTCATTGTTCGTTTAATCAATTGAGCAAAACCCTCAACACCCTCAACCTTATCTAAAATAATAAGATTAGTTTTAATGGTTTCAAATAACTCAACATGAGTTGGTTTGATTAAGTCGTTTGCTTTTTTTTGTGCCTTAACTTGCTCAACTGAATAATGATAATTAACAATATCATTCTGTTGAACTTTACTTGCTTTCACTTGACGTTTAATTGTCTTTAGTGTTTTCATAACATTTCTCCTTTATAAGTTTAATTGTTATCCCATGTTTATAAGATATTAAAAAGTTTAATCAAGCGATTATTTACTTTTATTTAAAAAAAGATTTAAGCTTATTTGAGTTGATATAGAGAGAGATTAATCACTCATTACTAACACACATATAAAAAGATTAAGTTGTCCAAATTCCAACCGAGTTTTGTACTGGGGTCTGGCGCCAGTGCCTTAGGTTTAGTTTAAGTTAAGCACACGACGGTGTGGGCGTGGGCGTGGGGCGAGGGTGTTAGCCCTCGCCTTTAAACAGTCGTTATCTAGTGTTTAAACTCACTAGCCCCAACGGGTACGGAATCCGATTGAACTGTTTAAACCGTACTAACTTAACAGATACGGAAACCGTTTGATTGTTCACAGAACTCTATGAACTCCTCAACATTACCCATTGTAAATGGATAGCTTGAGCCATAAGAATATTTAGATTGTATCCAATCCCAAGTATCGTGGTCATCTTTAGGATAGTCAAAGGGTGCTATGTTGGTCTTGCCTACCTCTTGCTCAACTTTCTTACGCAACATCTCGTGGCACAATTCAACGTGCTTGTTGTTTGCCTCGCTGACTTTCATCTCTCCCTCAACCTCGTGTATTACTTTTGATACCGTGCCGTCTTTGATGAGTGCCTTTAACTGCTTAGCGACTTGCATAGCTTTTTCTTCGCTTACCTCATGTCCACTATTAGTCTGCCAATGCTCTCTATCTTGTTCATCAATGACACCCGTTTTTTCTACAACGAAGTCTGCCAATCTTCTCCACCACCAAACATTGTTTCTAAAGTATTCGCCCTTGTCTGTTTTGTGATTACCTAATGAGTATAAATCAAATCCCATTTTGTTTTCTCCTTTGTTAAGTTAATTTCTTCTTTCTTATCATATCCCACCAACAATGCAAATGTTTTTTTGTCTGACCTTTTCCAGCTCGTCCTGAAGCGAACTGGTGCCTGGTGCCCAGCTCCTTATGTTCATGTGTACCATTAGCAACGTCGACGGTAGTGGGCGTGGGGGTAGAGCTTCCCGATCCAGCAACCATTTCCCAGCTGGCCAGCTGGTGCCGTTTACTAGTTTAAGGACCTCTTCCAGCAACGTCGACTGCGTGGGCGTGGGCGTGGGGTCAGATAATCCCGGTGCATCCACGAACCGCGGCCGTAAGCAAAAGGATGTAGATCCATCCAGCGGCTCTAGGGTAGAAGACTAGTGGTACAACAAGAACAAGCAACCATGTCAGGCTGCCTCCAGCTCGGCCACCAGCTGCTGAGCACAAACCTCTACAGCGAACCAAACCAAGTCGTTCTTCAGTGTGGTAAGGGAGTGTGGGTCTTTGCAAATGTTATACAACATCAACCCATTCAGGATCCCAGCAGCGTCAGCTGCATCGGTGAGCTCCTGCCATACCTCCTGTTCATGAGCATCGTAGAAGGCGGCGGTCTCGTTGTAGTATGTGAGACCTGGCACTCCGCCACTGCAGCCGTGCTTCGCGATATCAGAGATCAAGAAGGATTCGTCCTTCTCTCCTTGTGCCAACCAATCTTTTATACTACTCATCTACCACCTCCGACTCTTTCCATGTGTTACCACTAGCAATGCATGCGGTGCCTTTAGCCCCTGTTAGGGCGTAGACTTTGCCTGTCTCAGGTTTGTCTGCCTCTGTAGGCTTTGAGTCATCTTTGATATACTCAGTGCCATAGTAATCATTCATTTGTTGTATTATATTTTTTTTTATTTTCCCCATGTGATTCCCTCCTCGTCAGTCTTGAATTTAACTTTATCTCTTAGCTTTAGCTTGGTAAGTATCTTAGGTACGTTGTCTAATGTACCGTCACCCTTGAGTCTAGATCCTTTGGTAATCCTCACCCACATCTTTTCCGATTGACCACGCTTCTTAAACCACACGTAGACGTAGTCTTGCATGTTCCTCTGCCCCTCAAGAGCTTTGATTCGAAAGTATGTTTCCTTGCCATGCTCTGCACATGTGTAGACTACATTACCTTTGGCTTCTTCAGAGTCCAATGGATTTTTCCAAATAAAGTTATCTGTTATATTTTTTTTGATATTTACCATATGATCACCCCCATGTAGGTAAGCAATCCTAGCCAAGCAATTGCAAAAAGCAATTCTGGAAGTATTGTGTTTGTCATGATGCGCTCCTTTCCTCTAGGACATCATCGATATGTATATCCATAATATCCCAAGACAAACCCATCGTTGCATCATGTCTTCGAAGGCATCTATCAAGAACTTCTCTGCATTCTTCAATATTTAATTTTTCTTTTTTGTTCCTATCTTTCAACTGTTGCTTCACATCTAAAGTAGACCACTGTATACTTATTGTGTCTTTATCTATCCAACTCATTTTCATTCTCCTTTGGTTATACATTATAGATAAGACATGATGGGATAAATGTCAAGAGAACTTTTCATCTTTTTTTTCACAGCAGGAAAGCATCAGGTTCCGAGCTGCCTGGCCAGCTCCCCTGAGTTTAGTTGAATCCCGACCAAATTAGTCAGGTATCGGTAGTGGGGGTGTGGGTCGAGAAAGGAAAATGAATTAACCAATGCCCACACCTTGAAGAAATCATACCACATTTCCAGCATCTCAGCACGCCAGTCTGCCTGGCCAGCACCAGATCCTAATAGTTCTATTAGGATGTGAGATGGGGAGTGTAAGTGTGGGCGTGGGATCAGGGGTTTCTCTGCCCAGCACCGTGGTACCAGCTCCTTAGTTTAGAGTCCTAAGGTACAAGACTAGTTTAGAAATGGGAGTGGGCGTGGGATCAGGGATTTTCTCTTCCCAGCTGGTGTCTTCAGAGCTCTGGCGCCAGGGACGTTGGAGATTAGGTCTATTCGTTGCGTGGGGGTGGGATCTTGGTGCGTGGGCGTGGGATCACGCTTCAGGATGCCCAGCTCCCTGGGCCAGGGACGCTGCGATGGTGATCAAAGTTTTAAGATCCGTGTGGCGGGACAGTGGGACGGCGGTGCGGGACTCACGGTTCACGGCCAGAAGTACATAGGGCGCCTTCAAGAGGGGTCTATTCAAGATAAATACTTTACCACCTGCTTTCTGATACTTAATATGCCAATTGATTTGGTACTTTGATAGGCCTTCGTTCTTGCTGGTGTTGGCTTTGAGTTCAACCCAAAAAACTTGATTGTTTACGACACAGTGGACATCGGGAATACCATTAATTGTATTAGATTCTATGCGAGTAAAATGCCAATTATTATCTAAATTTTTAAGCTGTTGCCATATTCTAGATTCTTTGTTTTGAGCCATAATTTAATCGGTCAAGGATTGCAAATATAACCTATAATAGGTTTAAAATTTATAGAATGCACATAAACATTTTCACCTTGTTTATGGTTCAATCTTTCGTCAATTTTTAAGTTATTTTTCCACCAAACATCACATGGAACATCTATTGTGTGAGATGCCAGGCTATAACCATCAGCTCCACTAATATAAATAATTCCAATCCGGTCATTTGATTTTGATAAGCTTAGTGATGACGGAGTTAGGAATAATAGTACTACCACCAACAGTTTCAATATAACCTTCATCGCCTTCCTTTCTATCTTTTAAACCATAGTCAGAAAATATTCTTGTGACACCCTTGTCTGTTGAATATAACCAACCTCTAGATATCATTCTACCAAGTTGAGATGATTGTAATTGATCAAAAGTTTGCCAACCAGCTTCACCAACAATATCTAACCAATGTACTTCTACAAAAGGATACTTATCTATTTTTTCTTTATGTATTTTTTTATCAGGCTGTATATTTTCAGCTTTCTTTCTAAATAGTCTTTTACTTCTCATTTTTCTTCTCCGTTAATACACTTACAATTCCAACAGAAGTTGTTAAAGTACTATTATGCACTTCATTAAAAACTGTCAAGAAATTATTCCAATCGTTAGTCTTTACTAATTTCAATTGGCGTGACGTCAATAATATTTTTGGCTTCACCGATCTTTGATTCAAGTTCTTCAAGTCTTTTCTCCAGTTGTTCCCTATTCATGCTCTCTAAGCCTATATGACTTATTTCTTTTCTATCAACAAAATGCCCTGCCATTTGATCTCTACGATATTGAGCGGTTATCGCAGCTGTCATCTGGCCTTTTTTCTCAGAGGTTTCCCTCATTCTAGCATAATGTTTGTATGATAAAAGTTTGTCCTTTTCTTCTTTTTCTAGTTCTTGAGACATTCTTTTTTCAAAATATCTAACAACATGAGGATTCTTGTCTGGATTTAATAATCTACTTGCTTGATCAGTGGGGCCATATTTATTAGTTGAAGTGAAACCAGCCTGTTTAGCAGCTTCAACTTTGCTAATCTCACCATAGTTAGAAACATACACATCAACAAATTTACGTTGTTTAGGCGTTAATTCAGATGCGGTCTTTAATTGATTAGCTTTTTTTGGCACTCGTTTACTATATACCCCTTCCTTAGAAAAATAAACTACTAGTAAAAAAAATGCACCCCCCTGCCTCAAGGAGTAATTTACTCCTAGAAATTCTAGGAGTACTCCTAGCTTTTTTTTCAGTTCTAGGAGTGAATTTATGCTTATATTTCAATAAGATAAGGTGTTTACTCCTAGATTCCTAGCTTTTTTCCTAAGTCCTAGAGAGTTTTTTATTTTTTTTTTTTCTAAGCAGAGGGTATACAGGGTAAATTTCTAGGAATCCACGTAATACCTAGTGTTTTTCACTTCATTTCTAGGAGTAACCCTGGCCCGTGAGCCGTGGTTCTTGGCTCTAGGTTCTCGGACAACGGCCCTTGTACCCTCGTTTGAGATGAGGGTATATGTACTTTAGAACCATTATAAACTACACTTTATCCTTGACTTATTAATCAAGATCCGTGTATCATGAGTTGTTTTCATAACAAACAAGTTCTTTGGTTAAGTTAGATAGGGGCACTTCGGGAGACTGAGCTGCCCCTTTTTATATTGAGGTAACTAGATTCGACATAAACATAGTCGTACACAAATCAACTGCATGTCTTAAATGAGTCAAATGTTTTCGGTGATATTCCTTAGATTCTACTTCCTTACAATTTCTATACTTAGTAAATTGTGTTGAATATTTTTTCCAAGCAAAATTTTTAGGGGAGAACTGAATGTCCCCTTTCATAATAGCCATCTTATATCTTTCTTTTACATGATCAGGTTCAAACCCTGAGTAATAACATACCGTATAAAAATCAGTCACATTAGACATAATCCACGCATGAGCATCACATTTATATATTGAAGGCTTTCGGTCCTGGGACTTTGATCCAGCGTCCTCTAGGGCGTTAACAAGAACACCACGCCACATCTTTTCTTCAGGCTCAACGTCAGAGCTTAATAATTGAGTTGCGAAGCTAGTGCCCATAAGTTTTAATAAGGAAAGAGAGTAAGTCACGGTAATAAATAGTTCGATCTATATCAGCTCGATTTTTTTTGTGCATTTCATAATCAATATGTACACCATCAATTACCTCGTGTATATCCTGCCCATCGTGTTTTGGTTGGTCAGGTTCTTTTAAAAAAATGTCTCTTGCCATAAGGTTATTATATTGGTTTAACAACATCTTTTCCACCTTTAATGACCTTTAATTTGTAAAGCTTAGCCTGTGTTTTTAATTTTTTTTCTTTTCGAAAGTGCCAGACAGCATTAATATCAGCCATAAACTGTGGATCAAAGCTTTCTCTATAACCTAACTTATCACCCATATACAAACGAAACATGTTTGTGGTAACAGCTTTATATTCTTTATCGGTTAGTTTCCCTGCTAAAATTTGCAGGGATCCCATTAATGGGTTAATGGATGGTGTTTTTTTTGCCACTTATGAACTCCTTCAACAAATCAATTAATTTAAGCACATATGCCGTTGATACTGTTGCTGGTTCGTGGTTCGTGACTATTTTATCTTGTTCAAAGTGACCTGCTCCATTACACTCTTTGCATGTCTGCGTCTCTGAGTATGGAATTATTCTAACAAATCCATTCCCTTTGCAGTTAGCACATATTTTGTAAGGATCACCGTATTTCATCTTCTTTTTATATCTTTTTTTAGCCATGAGTAAAGCCTTTTTTTCTAGGGTTTCTGTTCTTAGGCCACCTACATTTAAACTTCTGTACTACGACATTATCTAAATTTTTCTCATCCCCAGTTACAATGAGAATATTATGGCCATTTTTATGAGAATGAACATGATGTCTAATATAGTTCTCAACCTTAATTTCTCTTGTACTAGTCTCTAAATCATCAATATAATTATGAAGATCAATACAATCTTTATCAGTCATCATTACTTACGCTCCACACCCCTTAGAATATTTAAGGCTGCATCACAACTTTTTGATACACTTACCCTTAAATTATCTAAGCTATCTTGTGTTTCTTTTAAAGTTTTCTCAAGCTTTAAAATAGTTTTTTTAGCTTTTTTTATTTCTTCTTCCATTTTTACCTCTTGTTAGTTTCTTTTTATTTCCCTGCACTTTTCTTGTAAGAAAATTTTTTTTTTTTTAAGCATGTCATTTTCTTCCATTAGTTTTTTGTTTTCTTTTTCCTTTTCTTGTAACTTTAAGTTTAGTTGTTCCAACTCTATTCTCCATGGTTCGTACATCTAAAATTTCCTCCTTATATTGTTTAATCGACATTTTGTTTTTGGTTGCTTGAAAACCTACATATTCATTAACTAGCTTTGAGATCATTGATGCAGGTGATCTAAACTTTTGATTACAAAGTCCTTGTAAGACATCATAATCGGGTTTTCTTACTGCTACTGATTTAAATTTATTTGTATCCATGTTTTTTTAACTCCTCTTTCATTTGTTGTTTATTTTTTATTTTTGGATCTGGTAATACAATCATCATTCTTTCAAAGTATGGATTGTTGTCGCTGAAGTTCCAACCTCTTTTTCTAGTTAATCTAGCATGAGCTTGGTACTGTCTATTTTTCCAATCTA